GAAGAACACGGGGGTTATTCGACTGCGACACAACGTCGCAATCAACCACCGCATCTTCTCAACGTCGACGACGAAGGAGATTATTCGAGACTGGAGCTACACGATAGTGGTTCCAGACTACGATGATCCGGCTGCGGGGTTGCTCGATCTCCAGGGGTTCGCCCCAGCGATCGCGACGACCACGCATCATACGGATATGCTCGCCGGCTTGAACTGACTGTTCAGGCCGACTTCGTTCTGTTGTTGACGGCTTAAGGAAGCCGATAACCCAAGTCTAACATCCCAGTAGCCAATCAGTCACTCAAAGGAGTAACTATGACTAAAATAGATGTACAAGACTTCCTGAGGATGTATGAGGGCATCTTCCTTGATGCACTCACCCTCGATAAGTCTCTCCGTAAAGGATTTGACGCCGATCTTCGGCAACTCGAGTCCCTACTATCGAAGAATGGTAGCCAGGTCGTTACGATCTGGTTCCCTGCTATGGATAAAAGGCTTTGTCAAGCCTTGGACCACGGCAAACTGTATCATCTCGGCATGGCGGGCTTCCGCCCACATGGCGAGACTCCACTCCCTAAACTCTTTTACGGAATGTGGAGACAGATCTTCGATAACAACGGAGGTCTGAAGCAGGACGTTGATCCGACTTGGGTTCTCCTTCTACGCCAAGCTCTTATGCTTGGTGCCAAAGTGAGAGCCGAGGCAAAGCCGTCACGTTTATTCGAGACGGTCAATGCCTTCTTCAAAGTCGAATCACAACTACCGAAAGCTAGTCCTATCTGGGCTAGCGAAGGCAGTTTGTCTGATGGCGATAGCTGCGGTCACTTTCTGGACCTTAGTCCTCGCCATGGAGATCTTGGCCTCGCGTACGATACATCGTCCGCGGGGACTGACTCCTCCTTGCTCGACAGCGTGCAGCGAGTTGCTGACATTGTCGCCGGTAGGCTGGGTGAATTCTTTCCCAACAAATACCGATTCAGACATGGACGTGGCGCAACGGCGGAATTCCGACGCGGTGGAGGCTATAAGTATAGCTTTCCCACTTGGAATCCCCGTCTCGAGACGGTCTTCCCCTATAGCGAGTTTGGAACTTCCAACCCCGCCTTACTGGGAGCCATTTCGGCGGATCAAGTAGAGCCGGTGTCTTCTGAGATACCGTCCCGACTGATCCCTGTACCCAAGACGCAGAAGGGACCACGGCTTATCGCCGCGGAACCGACTTGCAATCAGTGGGCGCAGCAATGTATGCTCGACTTCTTTATCGAGCGTATCAAAGCCGATCGCCATCATAAAGATCCGATCCTCTCCCGTTCGATAGATTTCGAACGGCAGGATATAAGCGGACAGATGGCACTCGATGCTTCCCTGGATGGCGTAAATGCTACGCTAGATCTCAGTGATGCTTCCGACAGACTTTCCTGCTGGACGATCCAACGCATCTTTAGACGGAATGTTTCCGTCCTGAATGCAGTGATCGCTTGCAGGACTCGTTATCTTCATAACGATGTCGATAAGAAGCACCCAACTGTGATCGAACTACGCAAGTTCGCCACGATGGG